AAACACTGCTGGAATAAAAATATGCCCAAAAACTCTTATAAATTACACTATTAGGTCTATTATATCAGTAAGCACTACATCGACAGGTTCGATGTAATAAACAACTAACAGGAGTAGTGATATGTCAGAAGAAAAAGCTGAACAAGTGCAAGATAGCAATGTAGATAGCGTTGCAGATTCTGCGAAGGAAGAAGCAACAGTTACAGAGTCAGAGGAAAATGTCGTAGTCGACAATCTTACTGATGATGAACTTGATAAGCGAATACAAAGAGCTAACAAGGAAGCCGCAAAGTTTCGAGTAGAGAAGAACGAGGTCGAAGGTAAATACGATGACCTAATTCAGAATCTAGGAAAAGCTTTAGGTTTTGTTGAAGAGGATAATGCAAATAATGCAGATGCTTTAGCAGATGAAGTCCAAAAGCTTCAAGACGAAAATAAAAATCTAAAGTTAATGCAAGCATTTAACAACGTTGTAACGACTGAAGGAGCAGATGACGAGCTTACTTGGTCTTACTTAATGGCGAAGGGCGAGCTGACAGAAATGGATGCTAACGACCCCGAACTAAAGGCTAAATTATCTGAAAAGATAAAAGCAGCTATAGAAGTAAAACCAGTACTTAAATCTGACTTGCCGCCTACGGTCAAGAAGAGTGGAAGTGATATGTCTAACGAGTCACAGCCGCTTGACACTGAATCAAGAATTAGACAGCTTGAAGCAGACAAAAATTTTAAAGAAGCAAGACTACTAAAAAGTTCTAGGTTATACGAAATGACCAAAGAACAACAGTAAAAGTATTAATTTAACAAGTTGATTATTAAATCAAAAAGGAGATAGCCAAAAATGGCAGGAATTACAGGGCAAGGTCAAACTTTTAACTTACCTAACTATGTAGGCGACTTATTTGAGTTGACCCCAAGTGATACTCCGTTCCTTAGCTTAATTGGTGGACTTAGTGGTGGCGAAGCTACTTCTAGTCCTTCATTCCAATGGCAAGCTTATGACTTAAGAGCCGCAGCTGTAGATAATGCAGCACTTGAAGGTGCAGATGCGCCTACAAGCGAATCAAGAGTTAGAGCTAACTACTACAATGTATGTCAAATCATGCAAGAATCCATCGAGGTTTCTTACAGCAAGATGGCAGCCATCGGAGCTTATAGCGGAGAAAACATAGCTGGAGAAAATCCAGTAACAAACGAAATGGACTTTCAAGTTGAGCAAATGCTAAAGCAAATTGCAAGAGACGCTGAAAAATCATTCTTAGAAGGCGCATTTAACGACCCAACAGATAACACTACTGCGAGGAAAACTCTCGGTATTGCTAATGCTGCGGGCAATAGTGCAGACATGGCAGATGCTGCCCTTACTGAAGATAAAGTCTTAGACCTTATGCAAGCAGTATGGGAAAATGGCGGAATCCAAGTATCGGAAACAGCAACACTTATGTGTAACGCGAATGTTAAAAGACAGCTTACAAAAATATTTGTAACTGACAAAAACTATCGTGAAGAATCACGTAACGTAGCTGGTGTAAACGTAACAACAATCGAAACTGACTTCGGTAAAGTAAACGTATTGTTGAACAGACACGTTAACACACAACAACTTTATGTTGTATCAGCCGAGTTATGCGCACCAGTATTCATGAACATTCCAGACAAGGGATTCTTATTTGTTGAACCACTTTCAAAAGGTGGAGCTTCAGAAAAATTCCAAATCTACGGAGAAGTTGGATTGAAATACGGTAACCCTAACGCACACGGTAAAATCGTTAATATTGCTGCTATCTAAGTAGTAATAGTTTCATAGTTAAGACCCACTTAATCGGTGGGTCTTTTCTTTTTGTATGCTAAAGTTATCTCATGGATTATAAAGATAAAGACGGTGTAATTTATAAAGACATTACAGACGAACAAGCTGATAAATGGGGATTTACTCCAATCAAAGAATCTGTAAAGGTTAAAGCAACACCTAAAAAAGAAGAAGAGTAACAATGAGTTGGTATATGCTTAACGGCGATGCTATCTTTTTTGAAGACGATACACGCATACCTAAAGCTATGCGCAAAAAGATAGAAGCCATTGAAGCGCCCGATTCAAAAGGCGGAGCTTGGAAAACAAAAACTGGAGACAGGAGAGTTAAGCCACAAAAGCTTAAGACACTAGAGGAAGAGTAAATGGTTAACAAAGTTTATTTAAGACCAAGTTACTGCACAACTGCGGAATATGAAACTGCCACTGGTAGGACTGCTTCCACAGATTCAGTAACAACACAAAAGCTGCAATTAGCTTCAGATATAATTGATTATCACGTTAACGTTGCATTTAAAATTGATTCAAGCGGTAATCCGACTAATAGTGATGTTCACGATATATTAAGAGACTCAACAGCATATCAAATGGAATACATGGTTGAACTCGGATTAGAAGATTTTGACAAACTAGAGTTAACTGGTTCTGTGCAATTAGGCGGATTAAGTTTAGATAAATACCCCGACATATTAGCGCCAAGAGCTAAGAGACTTATGGTCAACTACGGCTTCTTTGGTTACAGGAGTGCAGTCTTTTATAATTATGACGATAGCTTACCTAAAGCTATCTCTGATGACCAAGTTCACGAATAATGGGTATCATCAGTCCGCTGCTGCAACAAACAGCAACGAGAAGTTCTCTACAAGGCATGTCTGCATACGGCGAAGTCTTTGATACAAGTGAATCAATACGATGCAGAATAGAACCATCTAAATCAAGAGTGTCAACAGATGAAGGAAATGAAACAATTGCTAATGCAAAACTATTTTGTGAGAAAGACCAAACAATACAAATAGGAGACAAGATAATCTTTGACACAGTAACTTACTTTGTATTGACTGTTAATAAAATATACGGTCTTAGTGCTGTAAGCCACATAGAAGCCGACTTAGGAGTTGATTCAAATGGCTAAATACTATAACGTAAACTGGTTCGGGGATGATGTTAAGAAAAAAGTGATGACTGCTAATGAAAAAGCAATTACTTTAGGATTAGAATTTATAAAACAAGAATCAGTAAAAGTTGCGCCTAAAGATACTGGACTAATGGAGAAGTCCGCACAAGTAACAATTGCAGCTGACGGTAAAACAGGTTACGTGTCCTACGACACACCTTATGCAATTAGGCAACACGAAGAATTAGACTATCGTCATGCTGAAGGTCGTATAGCAAAGTATTTAGAATTACCCTTACAACAAAACTCAAAAAAAGCATTAGAGATTATGGGTCGTGTACTTAAAGGAACTTTATAATGTTAGCTGCTGAAGTAGCCGAATGGATAGGCACGAATGTTACTAACTGTAGTTTTGATACAAGTGGTGTTAGCGGTAATGTTTTTATAAGCACTATGCCAAGCAGCCCCGACACAGTAGTTATGGTTTCAGAGTATGGCGGCGTTGCAGATGACAAGCACGCATACAATGACATAAACGTACAGTGCAGAGTAAGAGGAACAAGAGACCCTAGAGTTAGTTATAATATTGCAAAAGAAATATTTGATGAGTTGTTAGGACTTACAAATACTACGCTAATATCTAGTGGTAGTCGTGTTATAAAAGTTATTGCACAAAACACACCAATTGACATTGGACGTGATGACAATGGCAGACACGAATGGACAGTCAATTTTCAAATTGAAGTCTATGATACAAGTACTAACAGAAGTTAGAAAAAAAGGAGAATGAAATGGCACAAGCTAAAGTAGCAGCAAAAACTGCTTCATGGATGGCTTCTATAGACGGTGGTTCAACATTTACCGCTGTTTTAGGAATAACCGACTTTTCAATGTCGAACAGTCCAACTGATGCTGATGTAACGGATTTCGCTAGTGGTACAGCCACCGAACATAAGGTAATAAGAAGAGCAATTGAGTTTACACTTAATGGTTTTTGGTTAGAGGATGACGCTACAGGTGCTGTCTCTGACGGATTAGAAATGCTTTATGATAACGGTAAAGGCGATACAGCAATTGATTATAAATTAACTACTAATGGTGGTTCAATTATATCTTTTAAAGGTACTACAGTGTTTACTCTATCGGGCGATGTCAACAACGTAATGACATGGAGCGCGACAATTAGAGCAACAGGCGCAGTCACATATACTGACGCGTAAGAGAGGTAACGTATGAGCGGACAATTTAAAGATTTTGATGCAGCGTGGGCTGAACAACAAGATGAGCCTATAAAGGTCAAAATCCGAAATAAAGAATACGATTTACCAGCTTCAGTCTCCGCTGCTTTTATGTTAGAGGTCACTAAGATTTCAAGTCGTAAGGGCAGCGAGGATAATTTAACAACAGCCGATATGGGTGTTTTATTAAACGCTTTATTTGGCAAAGTTGTTATTGAAGACTGGTTAGAACAGGGTATATCATTACCACAGTTAAACGATATTTTAAGTTATGTATTAGAGATATACGGACTAACTGGCGGTGGTGCTGACCCAAAAGCGACTCCGAAAGTCGATTCGACAGAGAAGCCCGTAAAGGACAAATAAACAAGTTCTTTAATAACTGGAACTTACTCGAAGCAGACTTTCAAAGAGAATATCAAATTGATTTAATGGCAAACATTAAAGATGGCTTGTCATGGCGCAGGTTCATTTTGTTGTACAATTGTTTAAGCAGTGCAAGTGTTACTGTAGAATTGATTAGAAATGAACAACTTAAATTACAAAGTGGCGAGAGTCAAATTGACACTGATAAACAACTGGATTTGTTTTTACGACAACAGTTTAAAGAGGAATAAATAATGGCATTAACAGTAGGAGAGTTAAACGCAATTCTTACGGTTGATGACAAAAACTTTTCGTCTGCATTAAAGGAAGCTAAAAAAACATTAGAAAGAGCTGCCGACTCCGCAGATGAATTTGGAGACGAAACCAAAAAATCATTCGATAAAGGTACTAAAGCTGCTGATAGATTTGAAAAAGAAGTTGGCAAAGGTCGTAAACAAATACAAAAAGCCCAAACACCTATGGAGAACTTCGGTAAAAAAATAGGAACAGCTTTTAAAGTCGGTGCAGTAATTGCAGTAGGTAAAGCTTTAGCAGACTTAACAATGGAGATGGCTAACTTAGCCCTTGAAGCTGAAGAGTCCGCAGCTGCGTTCGAGATTACATTCGGCGGAGCAACGCAAGAAGTAACAAGATTCGTAAATCAGATGGCACATGCTTTTGGTATGACAAGAGCAGAGATGCAACAGCAAATGGCTGTAACTGGTTCGATTATACAAGGTATGGGCTTCACTTCAGATGCAGCAGCAGAGATGTCTGTAAACATAATGGAACTTTCGGGAGACCTTGCAGCCTTTATGAACATACAAGAAGGTGCAGTAATTCCCGCCCAAGCTATAACTAAGGCTTTAACAGGCGAGCGAGAAATGCTTAAATCTATGGGTATCGTTTTAAGACAAGTAGAAATTGAACAAAAAGCGATGAACATGACAGGTAAAGAAGCTGTCAAAGAATTGACTGACCAAGAAAAAGCTGCCGCCAGCCTTATGCTTGTTGAAGAAAAGATGGGTCACATTAAGGGGCAGTTATCAAGAGAAATGAATGGCGCAGCAAACCAAATGAGAAGTTTAAAGGCAGAGTTTAAAGAAGCCAAAACAGAAGTTGGTCAAGCGTTACTACCAGCTTTCGCAGAACTAATTCCAGTTGTTAGAAGTATGATGCCAGCTTTTAAAGAAGTTGCCAGTACTGTAGCTAATTTAGTTGAGACTTTTATTAAATCTTTGCAGCCAGTTTTATCAATACTTGCGCAACAAATTTCTGCACTCATGCCAATAATTGATGTATTAATATCACTTTTAGGTAGTACATTAAGCGTTGTTGTTACAACACTTGGGGCGATATTAGAAAATACTTTAATACCAATACTTGAAGCTTTAGCTTTTGTAATTACTGTTGTCGCTAATAACTTTGGCATAATGACTACTGCACAAGAAGCGGAACTACGTTCTGCCGAAACATTAGAAGGCGTAATCTATAGATTAAACGAAGCAATAGCAGCTGGTGTACCAAAACAAGATGCAATGAATGCAGCGTTAGCTGAAGCAGCAGAACTTGGTATAGAGGAAGCTGAAGCTTTTGACGCAGCAACAGATGCTGCTTATGGATTTAGTGATGCTAAAAAAATTGAAGTCGAAGCACTTATAGCTTCTAAGCGTGCATTAAAAGAAAATTTACAAGCTGGTAACTCTGCCGCTTATAACTCTTATATTCAAGCAGATGCAGTAAAAGACCTAGATGATGAAATTAAACAATTAGAACAAGACCTTATTGCTAACAGTTACGCACAATATGCTTATGCGAGGTCACAAGATGAGTTTATAACTGGTACTGAAGGCGGGGCAGATGCAGTAGAAGAAGAATCAGATGAGATACGTAAAAATACTATAGAAGTACAAAAAAACACACAAGCTAAATTAGATGCACTAAGTATACAAAACGAATCAATAACAGCGTTAATGAACTTAGTTACAGCAGTCACTAACGCTAATGAAATAGTTAAAAGACAACAAGTCGAAGAAGACAAGCTAAATGAACTGTACAGACAGCGTGCAAAGATAATGGAAATTTTAAATGCTGAACGTGGCGTAGGAGAGCAACAAACAGAAGTAGAACTTGCACAGATAGCAGCATTACGTAAACAAGAAGAAATGCTTTTAACACAACAACAAAAAGGTTTAGATTTAAAACTAGAAATAGCTGTAGCAGAATTAGATGTTGCTGACGCAATACATACTAAAAATGAGATGGGCGATGAAGCAACTGCAAGGGAAGACTTAGCAATTAAACAAGCGGAGCTAAGATTAAGAACATTAAAAAATGAACAGGCTACATCAAAAGATGTAACACTCGAATTAGCAAACGTACAAAAGAATTTAGCTAGTGCTGTTAATACATCAACACAAGCTACGCAAGCCTACATATCTGCTGAACAAGCAAGACAAAAAATTGATACTGCAATAGGTAAACAACGAACTGCATTTAACGAAGCTGAAATTGATACAACTGAAGAACAATTAGAACTAGCAAGCGCAAGATTAGCAGTACAGTCTGCAATGGCTTTTGCTAGCGATAGAGGAGTTACAGATGAAGCAAGAGAAGCTTTAGCACAAACGCTTGGCATATCACAAAGTGGTGTATCTGATATATTTAGAGATTTAGGTATAACTGATGCTTTTATGCAGGTTCAAATGTTTAAAGATTTTGAAAGAAACAATACTGGCAGCAGAAATAACAATGGCAATGATGACAACAGCAGTAGTGGAGCAGGAGATAGAGCAAATGAAACAGGTATCGGCGATGACAGTACCTTAATTGGCGGCGGTGGTGGCAATTCTCTATTTAACAGTCCAACAATACAAACTGCTAGTGGTATTAATTTATCATCAACAGAAAACTTAGCATTGAGTAGTGTAGCCAAAAATGTGTTACCAATGTTAGATTCTTTTGACCAATCTGCTTTACGTTCATCCTCTGTAAATCAATTCTTAGGCGGAACAACTCCAAATGTTGTAGTCAACATAGACCCTTCATTAGATGCTGAAGCACGCATAGATAAACAAATGGCTGACATAAATAACAGATTACAAACTGGAAATAGATTTAGGGTTCTGTAATGAGTATCACTGTAAATATTGGTGGTGC